GCACACACCGAACGTCACGATCATCCGGCCACAACTGACGCCACGGGAGGTGATCGCCCGATACGGGTTCCCGCTGGTGAGTAAAGAGCAAGCGCATGCCGTGCGAGACATCCGCACATCCAAAAGCGAAAAACTGCGAAACTATCGGCTCCATGGCGATGGGAAACGCCAGCAGGGCATACTTGCGAAAAGATGGCGTTATCTGACCGCCGAACCATACATGACCTCAGAAAAATGCTGCGATATATTGAAAAAGCGACCTTTTTCAACATATAACGTTTCAACACTCAGCCTCCCGATGGTTGGGACTATGGCAGGAGAAAGTAAACGACGAGAAATTACATATATCCGTCACGGCGGTTGCAACTCCTTTTCAGACGACCCGCGCAAGACACACAGTGCACCGTTGTCGATATGGACAAATGCGGACTGTTGGGCCTACATCCGCAAATTGTCGGTGTCATACTGCCCAATTTACGACGTACCGGGCATAGATCGCACCGGCTGCGTATTCTGCGGCTTCGGTGCCCACCTCGGGGGGGGGAGTCGCTTTCGGGTGCTCTACACCCTACATCCGAAACTCTACAAAATGGCAATGAATTACTCCAACAACGGCTACACACTCCGCCACGCCCTCCGGCGTATGGGTGTTGAGCTGCCGGATGAAACACAAGAATTATTCTGACGATGGAGGCAAAAATCATTCGGGTATTCCCGACCAAGACCAATGCGACACCGGATGACGAACTGGTACGCATCCGCGAGGTGCCGTCATTGTTCGACGAGGCCGACGAAGTGCATATATCGGTCGCTTTCACCTGGGACATTCCGTGGGCGGAATGGGCCGCCCGCCAATGGGAACGAATTGCTCCGGTGAAGATCGGCGGTCCTGCCTACAACGAGCCCGGAGGGGAGTTCGTTCCGGGAATGTACATGAAGAAGGGTTACGTCATCACCTCGCGCGGATGCCCGAACCGCTGCTGGTTCTGCGCCGTACCCAAACGCGAAGGCGGTCAGCTCCGGGAGTTACCCGTGCGAGACGGATGGATCGTCCAAGACGACAATCTGCTTGCCTGCTCGCCCGGACACATCGACGAGGTGTTCGCCATGCTTGCCCGGCAACCGCATCGGCCGCAGTTCGTCGGAGGACTGGAGGCCGCGCTTATGACCCCGGCGATGGCCGAACGGCTACACGAGTTACACCCCGATTCGCTCTTTTTCGCATACGATACACCCAGCGACCTCGAACCGCTCAAAGCCGCGGGAAAGATGCTCCTCGATGCAGGCTTAACCAAGGTAGGCAACCGGCTACGCTGCTATGTACTGATCGGCTACAAAGGCGATACCTTCGAGAAAGCCCAGAAGCGGATGGGCGAGGCATGGCGGGCCGGATTTATGCCTTTCGCCATGCTCTACCGAGATCGAGAGGGGAAATTCGACAAAACGTGGCAGCGGCTCCAGAGACAATGGGCCAACCCGACAATCACTTACTGCAACTGCAAAAAATATTTCGGAAAATAATGGCTATCAAACTACTCTACATCGACCTTTTTTGCGGCGCCGGCGGAACCTCGACGGGTGTTGAGCGGGCACGGATCAACGGTAGCAAGTGTGCGAAGGTCATCGCATGCGTCAACCACGACGCCAACGCGATCCTCTCGCATGCGGCCAATCACCCGCACACGCGCCACTTCACCGAGGACATTCGCACACTCGACCTCGGACCGATGAAAGTACACATCGCCCGCGAACGCATGAAGCACCCCGGTGCGAAACTCGTGCTCTGGGCATCGCTGGAATGCACGAACCACTCCCGGGCCAAAGGCGGCATGTCGCGCGACGCCGACAGCCGCACGCTGGCCGATCACCTTTTCCGCTACATCGAGGAGCTGCACCCCGACTATATCCAGATCGAAAATGTCGTCGAATTCATGGAATGGGGACCGCTCATCGTCAAGGAGAGCGTCGGCCCGGACGGTGCGGCCTTTTGTCCGCTCGACATCAAACACGACCGCAGGCGACGAACGACAAGCGTCGCCCCGGTGTGGGTTCCCGACCCGGAACACAAGGGAATACTCTACTGCCGCTGGGTAGAGGAGGTATGCGCCCACGGCTATCGGTTCGAACACCGCGTGCTCAACGCGGCCGACTTCGGGGCCTACACATCCCGGGTGCGATACTTCGGGCAATTCGTGCGGCCGGATTTGCCGATGGCATGGCCTCGCCCGACGCACACCCGAAACCCGGAGCAGACACGCGACCTTTTCACCGAACCACTCGCGCCATGGCGGCCCGTGCGGGAATGCCTCGACTTCGAAGATCGCGGCGAGTCGATCTTCAATCGCCGGCGGCAGCTCGTCGGTGCAACACTCGACCGCATCCACGCCGGGCTGGTGAAATTCGTTGCGGGAGGCAAAGACGCTTTCCTTGTCAAATACAACTCCCGAAACCAGTCCGGCAAATACATCGCACCCGGGCTCGACGCGCCGTGCCCGACCGTGGCGACACAAAACCGGCTCGGCATAGCCCGTGTGGATTTCCTATCCAAGCAGTTCAGCGGACAGCCCGCGGGCAAGAACATTCCCGTCGACGGCCCGGCCGGAACCGTTACGACAATCGACCACCACGCCTTCGTATCGGCATACTACGGAAACGGATACAACTCACCCGTCGAACGGCCGGCCCCTACGCTGACAACAAAAGACCGATTCCAGTTGGTGCAGCCATTTATCACCAACTACTATTCCGGCGGCGGGCAAATATTCTCCGTGAACGCACCATGCGGAACATTGATGACAATACCGAAACAACGATTCATAAACGCCCACTACCTGCTGAACCCGCAATACCGATCCGCCGGCGGCTCTGTGGATGCGCTTTGTTTCACGCTGATCGCCCGGATGGATAAACGTCCGCCTTATCTGGTGTCCGTCGAGCAGGGAGTACCAGCCTGGACAATCAAGCCGGACGACATTCCCGAAATGGTACGCGTGAAAGAGTTCTGCATCCTCTATGGAATTGTAGACGTAACAATGCGTATGCTTCGGATTCCCGAAATGAAGCGCATCCAGGGATTCGGCGACGATTACGTGCTCATCGGATCGCAGGAGGAACAGAAGAAATTCCTCGGCAATGCCGTCGTCACCCAAGTAGCGACCACATGGAGCGAGGCAACAGCCGCAGCTATCGACGAAATAAAATCGCCTGAAAAACAACACAAAAAGTCCAACTATGAAAATCACAATCGAAAACACCGACAAAATCGTTACCCTGAACGGAGTTCCGGCCCGTATCTGGGAGGGAAAAACCGACTCCGGAATCCGAGTCCATTGCTTCATACCCCGGATAGCCGTGAGACGGGACGAAGCACGCATCGAAGAGTTTGAACGGGAATTACAGGAAACGGCCTCCCCGAGTCCCGAAATAGCCGCCTATCCTTCACGCCTGATTATATGACGTCCCGGCAAATCAAAGCGGCGCAGCTCCGCCGCCGCATGGCCATCCAAGCCATGACCCCGCACCGACTGCCGAAGCGGCCGAGCGAAGTCGAACAACACATGGCAGACACGGCAGTCGATATGCTCGTATTGATCCAAATGCTACCTTATATCATGGGAGATCTCCGAGAAGCCCTGGAAGCGTCCGGTCAGTATCGCCACGAGATCAAGCGCCGCCATCGGCAGGTCGAGGAAATTATTTTTACCGTGGCCGAACCGGCCTACCGGATATTTGCCAGGTTCAATCCCGAAACGGCCCGGGGCTTCCTCGACCGAGTAGATGACCTATATTTCCGCATAAAAAGCGGATACGGACTGCACGGTGTCGAAGGGGCTGTCTCTCTCCTCGACGCTGCATGTCGGCTGATCGAACGCTACAACCACCAACTCGAACGGACCTATTATTTCGAGCATGCGGAACCGATTTACAAAATCCCGAGCCTGCTCGATTGCATCCCCTGCAAACGACGCGACATCACCGCACAAATCGCTAAGGCCCTACAACCGACATCGAACCCGCAGGCGAAGCGCACAGCCCAATAAAAGAAAAATATAACGCGCGAATATAGCTTTTTACGGAAAATCAACCAACAACAACCTACGCCCCTAAAAATCAACAAGATGAGACTGCATAGCGAACCTACAACCGACCTACAACAACCAACACACAAACCTACATTCTAAGACTATGACCTACAAACCTACAAAACTCTATTTTTCAAAATATTGATTTTCAGATTTGTAGGTCGTGTAGGTCGTGTAGGTCGAAAAAACATGTCACCATGATCGAATATGAAGAAATAACCCCGGAGGAGATTCAAATCTACACGACGAAACTCGTGCCGAGATTATTGCGCGTTCCTCCCTACCAATGGACCCGCATTGACGACATCGCCAAAGATGTCGGCCGATTCATCGATATTTGCCAGTATCTTGTCGACCGCGGTTATTTCCAGGACGACGAAGGCTTCGTAATACTCACCGTGAAAGAGGATAAATTCGTGCGGCTCGACCCTATGTACATACGACGACACGACACAAAAACCTTTCGAATATGGAAATAAAATTCAGAGCCAACGACCATCTCACAATCGACTACCTGCGCCACTTGTTCAACGCTCCGGCATCCGGGCCGATACGTCTATCCCTCGCCAACGACTTCGGCCGCATGGCCGTCGGATTGTACAAGGTCAGCGACACGCCCATCGGCAAGCCCGATGACGAGCTCACCGTAACCCTCGTTCTTCCGCGACACCAAACGACCTACGCCGCGATGACCCGTTACGTCTTTTTCACGGAGGCCGACACCAAACGGCTCAACATGATCCTCGATGCGCTGTTCAATATCGACCTCGACACCTACTACCTACAAGGCATCCAGGCCGGCATGCCCAAGCGTGACATCATCGAAGCGTTCGTAGTCTCCCGGCATCTCGTGTCGGCCGACTATGCCGAGACGCTGGGTAAACGAGCCTACCGGACATCACTCGCCGCCATCCGTCGCAAAGCCGACCTTATCCATCGAAAGGCGCGTTATCATTTCAGCCAGATACAGCCACCCGAACCTCCGAAAAAGTAACCGCATTCACATATAATAAAATAATTTAATTTGACTTGCGATTTTGTCAATTTTAATGTCAAAAAAATGAAACAGAAATTTATCGCCCGCATCGGGGCCAAAGCATGGAACGATCCTTCTAATTTTTTCCGGGACCTGCCTCTTTCGAAAGTCAGCCCCCGGAGCATCGAAATCACGCCAAAAGAGGATGACAACGGCACCTACTGGACTACCAAGGTCTCGGCAACACTCCTCAGCGACGTCGCGCTTCTACATCAGCCCTGCATCATAAAAATCCGACTCACAACCGGCTACTATATCCTCGGCACGGAAGATTTGCCATGCCGCCCACTCGTTAAAGAGGGTGAACTATGCGAATTTACTCTCGAATACAAGACCAAGAACCCGCCGCGACCTATTAAAAAAGTCCTTTCTATCGCTCCTGGGTGCGAGTAAGTTTGTGAAAAATTCACAAATGTTCCGCATAGAAACAACCCAGAATCCTCTTCAGCTACTTTCTGATGTCCGCCGCGGGCAATGGTTCGTACACGACTACGAATCATTGCTCCCGGTGGCGCTTTCTTTTCTTCACGGCGAACGAGTCGGAGAGGCCCGCCCCTTCTTCGAATTTTCTGCCTCGGCAGTCAACCTTTCGGATCAAGTAGGTCCGGGTTCCGAATCCAAGCCGTCGAAGGTAGCCGTCATTCCGATTGTCGGAACAATCACCAAATACGACTCCTGCTTCACGATAGGAGCCGTAACCTATGCCCGTGCAATCAAACGAGCCGCAGATGATCCGGAGATCTGCGCCATCGTCCTCGACATCGACTCCGGGGGTGGCGCCGCGAATGCGGTATCCATACTCAAAGAGGCCATCGGCCAAACGCAGGCACTCGGCAAGCCGATCATCGCACATGTAGACTTTTGTGCGTCTCTGGCTTATTGGACGGCCTCGCAATGCGACGCGATTTTCTGCGACAATCCGCTTTCCGAGGTCGGGAGCATCGGTGCATTGTATCACATCGTTGACGACACGAAAAAACTGAAAAAGGAAGGCTATACCGTCATCACGGTTTACGCAGATGAAAGCACAGACAAAAACCTCGGCTACCGCCAAGCGCTCGAAGGCGAATATGCGCTCATCAAGAAAGGACTCTCCCATACCGTCGCACAATTTCATCAGGACGTGAAGGCCGGACGGCCGAATATCAAAACCGACGCACCCGGTGTATTCTCCGGAGCCATGTTCCACCCGGACGAGGCTCAAGACCTCGGACTCATCAACGGAATGATGACCCTCGACGAGTGCATCGAAAACGCCGCCATCCGGGCACAATACAACCACTAATTTTTCAAAATATGGATTTCAAACAATTTCTTTCCAACACCCAGATGGGCAAAGTGGTCGTTCGCTTTCTCAAAAAAGAACCGACGGCTGACGCGCAGGGCAAGATGGTACTCACCGCAGAGGAGGAGCAGAAACTGACCGAGCATTTCGGGCCGAACTTCGTATCCTTACTCAAGGAGAAAACCTTCTCGACCGAGGACGAGCAGGCCAACGACCTCTACGAAGCGGCCCTCCACCACGCCACCGAGCAGGTCGAAGCCCGGTTCACGTCTCAGATCAAGCAGCTCCAGAACGACATCGCCACGCTGGCGGCCAAACCCGAAGATCTCCCCGGAGCCACGACGGCAATCGAGGGGATCAGGAATTTCCAGCGAGGCCAATTCAAGGCCGACATGGCCCTGGCCCACAACAAAGCCGCGGCCGCATTCCTCCAGCGGGGCGTCATGGCCGACACCCCCACGATCGAGGTCGGAGATCTCCGCAAGGAACTCGGCCCGTATCTGTCGCAGGGCAACAACCTCGACATTCTCCAGCAGCTCTACCAGGGCTTCTCTACGTCGAAGCACCTCTCTTGGAAAAGAGGCACGACGGAGTACAAAGCCGTCGAGAGTGAATCCGTAGATCACGTCGTCCAGCAGTTCAAGCCGCAATGGACGCCGCGGGGAGGTGCGAAATTCACACCTCTCACGATCAAGAATTTCCGTCACAAGGTCAATTTTTCGATCATCCCGGCCGAGGTCGGCGAAAGTTGGCTTTTCCACCTCTACGACGAGGGCAAGACGCCCGACCAGATGCCGATCACGCGCTACATCGTCGACAAGGTGATGCTCCCGCAGATTGCCGAGGACATCGAGAACGTGATGATCTCGAAGGCAAAATACGTCGCAGACTCCCAGAAAACGGAGGACACGATGGATGGCTTCGAGACGATTCTCGTCGAGGCCAAGAAATCCCTCGACAAGCAGATGCGGTTCTTCAACACCACCAAGAACCTGCTCGAAGCGACCGACGACGAGGTGCTGGCCGTCATCGACGATTTCGTGGCGTCGCTCGCACCGCTCTACAAGTCGAAGCAGATGCCCGTCTTCATGTCGGGCGACGTCTACCTCAAGTACAAGCGGGCCTACAAGAACAAGTGGGGCGCCGGTTCCGGGACGGAGAAGGTGAACTTCGGCGCGGATCGCGTCGATTTCTCGAACTGCTACCTCCAGGTGCTCGACAGCCTCTATGGCTCCCCCATCGTCTTCTCGACGCCGAAGGAGAATTTCGTCGGTCTGCGACACAAGAACCCCGAGCAGTTCATCACCGACATCCAGAAGCACGACTACGAGGTGCGCTTCTACTGCGAGTTCTGGCTGGGCGTCGGCTTCCTGCTCGGCGAAGCCGTGTTCGCCATCGTACCGGACGGCTACGACCCGAAGGCCGCGATCTCCTCGACGCGCGACGGTGCCACGGGCAAGTGGATCACCTCCAAGGTCGAAGAGAATCAGGAATCCGACCCCAACCCGGAAAATCCGGAGGATACCGAAACCATGTAAACCACAACAGCTATGCCTTACACAAAGAAAGCAATCGGGCGCCCAGCCGGAGGAGCTGGGAATCCGTCCCCGAAAAATCCGCACATCCTCATCTTCGACATGGATGACGTCGAAAACTATCCCGTCCGGGAGGTCGGCGTCACGGTTGCCGATGACGGGTTCAAACTGAAAGAGGGAGCCAAACTCCAGCCCGTATACGCGACACCTGACAGCATCGAACTCCTCCAGGAAGCCGAAGGCGAGGCAGATGCACGCGGCTACAAAAAGGGCGTGAAGTTCGCACATCCCGGGACCTCTACGGATATGGAGGACTTCACCGAGTACAACACCAACCGCAACCTCGGCGCTATCGTCCGCGGTTGCGACGGCAAAGGTGCCAAACTCGTCGGCTCGCCCTGCAATCCGCTCTCGTTGAAATCCGAGACCCAAGACACCAAGGAGGGCGCCAAGAACACCATCACGCTCCAGCAGGATGTCCGTGACGAGTTCCGCATCCTTACCTACACGGGAGAACTGCCCGAAGTAATGAACGAACCGGCCAAGCCCGGAGAAACACTCTGACGCTATGGCAAAGGATCATTCCAAAGAACGTGAAACCCCGGAAGCAGGAGCAATTCCCGCTTCCGGGTCCGTTCCCCAGGTCGGAATTCCCGTCATTGTACTCGGATCGGCCGAGGCTCTGCCCCTGCTGACAAAAGTATGGGAGCAGAAAGCCGTCGGAGCCATTATCATCCCCGTCGAAATCGGTGAAGGTCCGTTCTCCGAAGTCATCGACCGGGTGATAGCCAACGACGACATCCCCGACCCGTTCATCATCGTCCCGGCGAACTGCTTCCCGACGCACCGCGTCAATCTCGCCGACCTCACGGCTTATCGCGTCCGCCGCATGAAACCGAAGCCGGACTCCGACAAATGGGTGGTAACACCCTGCACGGGGCTTCCGTTCCTCGTCGAAGCAACAGCCGTGCTCCAAGCCCTCGAAAAACTCGGCGACACCTACACCGAAGAGGAGTTCCTCGAAGTGTACAACGGTATCGCCCACCCCGGAGAGTTGCCCGAGGAAATCGGCATGGCCTTCGGCAACACTGTGAGCTATGCCGTACAGCGTCCCAAGTGCATGGCAACCGTCGCCGAGGCACTCGTCCGAAAGCGTTTCATCTGTGCCCACGGTGAAGGCTTCGCCGCCATCAAAGACCGCCTCGCGCTACTCGTAAAGGATGAATGATCGCTCGACGGCGGAAATCCGCGCATGGTTGAGAGCAGGAGCCGAGGTCACAGCCGGCCTCCTGCTCTTTTCTCAATTCAGCAACAACGCCCGATTCGCAGCACTCGTCAGAATAAAGCCCGCGAAATACCGGCCCTTGCTGATTGAAAAATTGTGCACCCTGGCCGGAATAACGCCCCCGAGCGAGGAGGCACGCCCTGCGCGGCGAAGATTCCGCGACGACTTTCCCTTCCTCCGGGCTCCGGATTGTCCACCCGAGTTAAAAATCCTTGCCGCAGATAAAATCACAGCCCACGACCGCTACATCCAAGCACATGAACGGCTGTTCGACTGCACAACCCTCGACGAGTGTTACACCACCGCCGGGGAGGCCGTCGAGAACTTTCTGGAAAACCGCGCGATATTCCAGGAACTCGACTACTATCGAGAGCATGGCGCAATACTCGGCAAACACCGAATTTTCGAATACCTGCGCCACCGGCAACAACTACACGGACTGAACATCGTGGAGCTGCTCGCCGAACAACGACGCCTGCGGTCGGCAATCTGGCGCATCAATGACGAAATCAAAAAAGGGACAAAACCCTACCTGCAAGCCGAGCGGGAAAAGCGCCGACACCAAAAGGAGACACTTCTGGCTGAAGTGGATAAACTCATAGACGCCTACACCAATGCCCATACAAACCTACGAACGAAATAGAATCGGGGACACCTTAACCCGTGAGCAAATCGAAGAACTCCAGCAATTCGGGGCCTTAGAGTGGGAACCGCGTGACATGGCCATCTATTTCAGCTTCGACATCGCCCAATTCACCGCCGAATACAACGATCCCGAGAGCATCGTCACGCTGGCCATAACCCGTGGACGCCTGCAAGCATTGGCAACGATTAATAAGAAACTGCTCAGCAACGCTGAAGCCGGCGACCTGCCGGCTATCAACCACCTCGAAAAAATCCGGCGCGAAAAGTCGTTCAAAACCTCGAAACTCGACATATTCGGCACTTTCGACAACGAGAAAGCCTTTCGCCGCGTCTACGAGTACATGGCAGAAGGCCGCACGAATGATCTCTCGAACAACGAAAAACTGTTTCTCGACCTGCTCTCAATCATCAACTCCATAGATCGCCAGGTGGGCAAACGAGCAGCGATCAAGTTTCTGACCCAGCAACTCGGATATAGTTACGATCGGGCCGCGGACTATTATAACCAGGCCGACGCGCTGTTTTACTCCAATCGGAACACGACCAAGGAGGCCCTCCGGAATAAATATGCTGAACTGCTCGAAGATTTGGCGCACGCTGCGAAGAACGTAGCAACGACCCCTAAAGACTACGAGGCCGTCGGCGAGATCATCTCCAAGGCTGCGAAAATCCGCAAACTCGACGAGCCCGAAATCCAACGACTGCCGCCGCAAATGTACATGCGGCCCTTGCGCGTATTCTCGCTGACGACCGATGTGATCGGCCTCCCGCCCGTGAACCGCCAGGAGATCAACGACCAGATTCAGCAACTCAATATCCCGGAAGCAACCAAGAGCCGTCTCCGCAGGGAATCGCTCATAGAGGACGTGGACATCATCGAAATTCTGAACTATGGGAAACAGAGCGAAAATTAAAGGGCCCGAGAAGAAAGCCTATGTCGACCTCCAGTTTATGAACTGGCTCGCCCAATTCTGCGCGATGATTATGCCCCGCAAACTTCGGCTCGTCGCCGGACGAGGTTCGGCCAAGACGACCGAAATACAAGTCGAACGGCTGATAGAAATGGTCTACGACATGCCGGGGGCCCCGGTGGCATGGGTGGCCGATACCTTCGCCAACCTCACGGCGAACGTCCTGCCGATGGTATTCGAAGCCCTCGAACGCAAAGGGTTCCGCGATGGCGTCCACTACGTCGTAGAGAAACAACCGCCAACCTTTACGGAAAAGGAGTGCGCCGACCTCCCGAAATGGCTCAAACCCTATTTCTGGAAACCCTACAATAAAATCATCTCCTACAAGCGAACAATCGTATTTTTCACCGGGCTGAACATCACTTTCGGCTCGCTCGACCGCCCGGCGTCCCTTGCCGGACGCTCCTATGTCCATGTATTCGGCGACGAGGTGAAATATTTTGCCGAGGCCAAGATCGGCAACCTCCTCAAAGCCCGACGCGGCTACCGCCTGCAATTCGGGCACTCACCTTTCTATCTGGGTGAAACCTTCACGACCGACATGCCCAACACCGGCAATACCGGTGAATACGACTGGATTTTCAAAGGCGCCGAGGAGATGGACCCCGAGACCTTACTTCTCGTATGGAAAACGGCCGCCATAGCGAACGACGCCGTGCAAGAGTATATCGCCGCCAAAGAAAAGTTCTACCACACGCAGTCCGATACCGACCGCCAAGAATATCTGAACAAATACAAAACCGCGAACCGCTGGATGGAACGCTGGTACAATCTCCGCCACCACGAAAAGGCTCAGAGCATGTTCCTAATCGTTTCGAGTTACGTCAACGTCGACATTCTATCCCCGCAATGGTTCGCCGACGCGCTCGCCTCGCAGCTCTCCGACGTCAATGCCGCAATATTATCAATGCCTCCCCGCATCGAGAAGGGACAGCAGTTCTACCCCAACCTGGGCGAACGCCACTTCTATACAGACGGGAACATCGCAGCCGTGGAAAAGGCACTCGGCTTCCACGACGCCGAGGACTGCCGTCTGCTTCGCCACCTCAATCCCAACCGGGCAATCGACATGTCGATGGACTTCGGCAACATGCTCTCCATGCTCATAGCGCAAGACGACGGGCGCGTGCTGCGCGTCCTCAAAGAGTTTTACAGCCTCCCGCCCGAGTGGGTGCGCGAACTGGCCGACAAGTTTCTGCACTTCTTCGCGCCTCACAAACACAAGGTCGTTAAATTCTACTACGACCGAAGCGGCAACAACTACAAGGGAAGCAATCAATCTATGGCCGTCCAAATCAAAGAGGCCATAGAACGAAACGCCACGGGATCGCCTACCGGCTGGCGCGTACAACTCATGTCACTCGGCCAGGCGAATATTCCCATGTCCGACGAGTATATCTTCATGCAAGAGCTGATGACCGGACACAACCCGCGCCTGCCCCAGTTACAGATCGACGCTTTGCATTGCCGCAATCTCAAAGCGTCGCTCGAACTGGCTAAGACGACCGTAGACTCGAAAGGCCGCATCGGCAAGGATAAAAGCGCCGAGAAATCCTCCGACCATAAGCGTCTCGTCACATCCACCAACTTCTCGGATGCCTTCAAATATATGGTGATGCGCAAGGAGTGGGTCGTCATCGTCAAACGAGATCTCGGCCGCGGCCTCCCCGGCGGCACGGCCGGCGACGTCTCCGTGCGATAAAACACATGCCTCGACACATCGAGAGGGCGGCGAATGCCGTCCTCTTTTTCGTATCCCCTCCCCGGAACCCCTCCCCGATCCGAAACAATGACTCCTCATATATCACCTTTTCGAAGCCGTGCGATTGCAAACGAAGAAGAGGGCGGGGCGGGCTTCGGTTTCACATCGTGAAGCGTTTTTTTCGTCGAAACCGCAGAACAAATTGATTTACAAGCACAAATACAAAATATTACTCGAAAAAGGTCGCAAAATCGGGATTTTTGAAGCTGAAAACGGATTTTTCAGCCCGAAAAACGGGCAAAAAAAGGGAGGAAATAACGCCTTCCCTCCCGAAAGTGGATCAAATTCGTCGGCTCTCGCCTGCGGATTCAACCCTATGTACGGGGACAAAATTACGAAAAAATATACCCGAAACAATAGCGGATTCACATTTTTTGTCCTTTATCCCACACCGCCGCACCGCTATTTTTGCCGCATGAACCTATTCGATGCCATACGACGCATGCGGGAACTCTCGCGCAAGAATGAAACCTTCAGTTTCTCGTTCATGTCCTACAATAGTTCCGCCAGCCGGAGCGAGGGAATCGTCGAGGTACGCCACGCCCGCCTCCGGGCCCGAGCGAAGGAGACACACCACCGGCACGCCGAAATCATCGAGGAATACATCGACATCGACACCGGCCGGGCACGTCATTTCTACCAGCCCCTTTTGATGTCGTTCAACGGAGAGAAAGTCTACGCATGAAAACGAAAATACATAAAATTTCCCCTTCGTCATTTGTCGTGGAAGCCGGACAAATGGCCTATTCGATTTCCACCGGACGAAGCTATGGCGGTGACATGACGATATTCAACGCCGCACGCAATCCGAACTGGGAGTACTCCTACCAGAATGTCATGGGCAAGCGTATCGTGGCCTTCGGCCCCGGGAACGACATGCCCGTCATGGTGCGCGACCTGGTGCAGGACAATAACCTCGTGCCCGGGATTCTCCAACGGCAGAAAGGTCTGCTCTACGGACAGGGAGCATTTCTCTACCGACACCGAGTGAAAGACGGCCGCATTATCCGCGAATACGATGACGATCCGAACATTTCCGCATGGCTCCGCTCCTGGGACGCCAAACGGTTCATCGAAAAAGCGCTGGTCGACTACCTCCACCTGCAAGGATTCTTCGCCTTGCACATCCTCGAACGCGGCCAGCGACTCGGCGACCGGCTCGGTCGCAAGCCCCGCATCGCACGCCTTCAATTCGTCAAGGCAACGAACGCCCGCCTCGAATGGGCCGAGAGCCGGCAACTGGAAGATGTAAAGCACATTTTCGTCGGAGACTTCGAAAACGACTGTCTCACATCCGGCGTGAGGACCTTCCCCGTGTACGATCCGTTCGACCCGGGAAAATATCCCGTGTCGGCATCGTACAACTATTCCTACTCGTTCGGCCGCAACTTCTATTCGACACCGGCCTTCATGGGGGCGATCCGATGGATATTGCGCGGTTCCGACATCCCCACGATATTCCGATACGTTACCGACAACGGACTCAACCTCGCATACCACATCCACTCGCCGGCTCTCTACTGGGAGCGCAAAAAAGACGTATTGCGAGAAAAACACCCGGATGCCCAGGAAACGGAACTCGACGCAATGGTCGCCGTATTGAAGGACAAAATCATGGGCACAATTACCGAGGTGCTCTCCGGCAAGAAGAATGCAGGCAAATTTTTCGAATCCATCGACTTTTACGATCCCGACGGGAACCTCTGCACCTGGAAAATAGAAGCCGTAGACCAAAAGATCAAGGATTTCGTCGAATCGCAGCTTAAAATCGGCGAAGCGGCGAACTCCGCGATCACCTCGGGCATGCAGCTCCACCCGTCGCTCACGAACATCATGGTCAACGGGAAACTCGCCTCCGGCTCGGAGATGCTCTACGCACACCAGATCTACAAACTTTCCGACGTAGCCATCCCCGAAATGGTTATCCTCGACCCTATCAACCAGGCAATACGCTACAATTTCCCTGCAACAGACCTCCAACTCGGATTCTACCACCAGAGCCTTATGACGCAGGAGGAAACAGCACCCGAAGATCGAATACGAAACAATTAGAGCCATGATTTTCAATAAAGACAATGACGGCGCCAAGGAAATCCAGACTCTCGTCGGCACCTATTTCCAGAGCAACGACTTCGCAGTCATCGAATCGGAAATAAATTCCGCAAGCCGGACCATCCGAAAACTCATCGGACCCGGAATTTTCGACCGGGCCGAGAAATACTACCGGACACCGGAGTTCACCGCACAAGACGGCGGGATCGACTCGCAACTCGTAACTGCGATACAAACAGCCGTCGCACAGCTCGCCATGGTGCGCTTCTACCAGCAGAACATCCTTTCGCACGAGGACGGCGGCCGCAAAGTCAAAATCCACGAAGAAAGCGAAAAAATGCCTTGGCAATGGCAGTACGACCGCGACGACCAGGCATTACTCGACAAATACTACCGCTCGCTCGATGAACTCTACACCTTTTTAGAGGAGGAACAAATCGAAGAATGGAAGACCTCCCCGCTCCGGCAAAAACTCGCCGAGTGCTTCATCAAGGACCTCGACACCTTCCAGGCGGTATTCCCGCTCGAAGATTCACCCCGCATGTTCTATATCCTCGTGCCGTTCATGCTGGAGGTGCAGGACCGCATTATCCGGCCTATCGTCGGCGAAGAAGCATTCGAGCGCATGAAGGCCGGCGACATCGGCGAGAATTTGGCCGAGCAATTCGCAACCGCGAAACTCTGCATCCCCCTTTATGCCGTCATTACCGCGGTGAAACGCATGTCGGTCAAGGTTCTGCCGACGATGATCGTGCGCCGATTCTCCGACTCTTTCCAAGGCGGCCGCGGCGGCAGTATCGACGATGCCGCGACACGAAAACTGCTCTGCACATTGGATCAGGAAGCCACCGAAGCCAGAACTGAGCTCCAAAAAGCCGTAACCAACCGCCGGAATCCGGCGCGGCACGTCGCACTCGTACCGGATAACGATCCGTCGAAAAAATATTGCTTAACCTGATGAACCGCATTGAAATACCCGAAGCCGGAATTGTGGTCGACATTCCATCCTCCTACGCCGAGATGACCCGAACGCAGCTCTTTCACGTCATGCGGCAATTTCACGCACTCCAATGCGGTCGCATATCTCTCACGGAGTTCCGGGTACGTGTGCTTTACAAACTCGCCGGAATAAAGCGCACCGTGCGCAGTATCGTCTGGGAACGCCTACATCCGGCCGCAGCACATCGTCGAGCCGAGAAAGTCGTACTTCTGGCCGAAGAACTACTCGGGTTCCTCTTTTCAACGTACAACGGCGAACTCCTCCCCGCATTCGATTGTTTGGAGAATCACTTGCCGACCCTGCGCATAGGATGGCGCCGGCTGGTCGGCCCGGCTGACGCCCTCATGGATGTTTCATTCGAAGAACTGATCGCAGCGGACGCCGAACTGGCGCTCTATACTGCAACCAAGGACTCCCGGCACATCGACAACCTGCTCGCAACGCTCTACCGCCGTCCCGGACCTCGGCAACCGGCCGGCCGGCGAGTCAAACCGCTCGACATCGACCGCACGGAACGCGCCGCCCGCATCTTCCGATTCGTCCCGTCCTGGAAAAAACATCTGTTCCTGCTCTGGTACATCGCATGCGTCGATAACCTCCAGCGCGGAACCTTCACGATCAACGGCCGCGAGGTGTCGTTTGCACCTCTGTTCAACGACAACGAACCCTCCGGAAAATCTCTCGGATGGCTCGGGACATTATTCAACATGGCCGAACGCCGAACCTTCGGCAACATGAAGGATACATCCGCGACAAACATAATCGACGTGCTCCTCCTATTACTCAATGACAAATACAACGCCGACAATGCTCGAAAAAATCACAAAGCTGATTAAATATTGCCGAAACATCCACAATGGCATGGACGATGTTCCGGCGCCGCTCCTCGTGGCAACCGAGGATCAGGGAACGCTCGTGCTCAACTCTCCCAAACGCGAACCTCGGCAAATCGTGATCTCACTCCCGGAGGCAACGCTCACCGGAGACTGCGACAACATCAAAGGCCCCCACACACTCATCATCTTCGTTCTCGAAAAGGCGAAGGAACAGACTCGCACGCCGGAACAAAGTGAGCGGCTCTATCTGGAAACAGCCGACCTATTGAAGCGTTTGCTCGCCAGGTTCATCAATGACATATCCGGAACAAGTTCACCCGAAATATGTCCACTTTTGTGTGGGATGGAGTTTGTTGAAGCAGGAATCCTGCCGGAAGCCGGACGGTTCGGCGGATGGGACGGATGGTCCGCAACATTGACACTCAAATAGAGATTATGGCCAATCGCTCATCATATTGCGGGGGGGGGTAAAAAGCCCCCGGCCGTTGCATATCTTCTGACTTACATACAACACACCGCTCGACACGGATAGCCGGGGACAAAACCTCAAGGCTCCATGTCGAGCGTTCAATTTGTTGCATGTAAGTCAGAGACGCAAAAGTAATGAAAATATACGAAATCATAGCATTCAACCGGGAAATACTCGACCGTTTCGAACGAATCGGCATCCGGCCCAACGATCACAAACTCCTTCCCCTATATAACGACTATCGGGCCATGAAGGCCCGCCGCGAGAAAATGACCTACATCGTCGCGGTGCTCGCTGAAAGGTATGCTGTGAGCGAACGGAAGGTCTACGGCCTTATCGCCCGCCTCGGAAAAGACTGCACGGAACGTGCAGTGATACCCCCCCCCAAATAGTTGGCATACACAGCAATAAGTCGGACTTTCGCAGGCCCAAAACACACCACCAATGTCTGCAAAAGTTTACAACACCTCCCCGCTCCCATTCATGGGGCAAAAACGCAATTTTGTCAAACTGTTCCGCGAAGCCCTGCAAGAGTTCCCCACCGCAACGACATTCGTCGATCTGTTCGGAGGTTCCGGACTGCTATCGCATGTCGTAAAACGCCAGAGGCCGGACGCTCACGTCGTTTATAATGACTACGACGACTTCCACCACCGTATCGAGAATGTCGAACGGACAAACGCCATCATCGCCAAAATCCGCACAACCCTCGACGGCGTGCCTCGTCTGAAAAAAGTGCCCGGGCGCCAACGTCAGACAATCATCGACCTACTGAAAGAGTGCGAACAAACCGGATTCGTTGACTACATCACCATCTCCTCCTCAATTCTATTCTCCGGGAATTACGCAACAAACATTCGAGAGATTGAAAAGCAAACGCTCTACAATACTCCCAAACAGACGCCCTACGCCTGCGACGGATACCTCGACGGGCTGGAAATCGTCAAGGCCGACTACCGCGAACTATTCTCCCAATACAAAGATACCCCGAATGTAGTATTTCTCGTCGATCCACCGTACCTTTCGACCCAAGCCGGACATTATAACGGATATTGGCGTTTGGCCGACTATCTCGACGTTTTCTCCACCATCATAGAGCACCCTTTCTTTTATTTCACCTCGAACAAGTCCTCCGTCATCGAGTTCTTCGAATGGATGGATGCACATGGGTTCGGTTCTCCGTTTAAGGGAGCTACACGAAAGGAAATCGGCAATCCGATCAATTATCATGCACGATACACCGATATCACTGCTGTCCGGAGAAATTTTACCATAAAGTAG